CCACAGGCCAACGGGCTTGGCCAGCGTCACCGCGTTGCGGTAGGCTCCCTGCCACGCGCCGGCCGTGAGTTCCCTCACCGCGTCGGGCACTGGCTGGCCTGCGTCCATGCCGGGCATGAGCGCCTTGGCTATCTGGTCGTAGTCCACGATGATGTCGTCCGGCTTCATGTGCTCCATCACCCACGTGGTCTTGCCAGCGCACGGCGGGCCTATCACCGCGTGGATCACGCTGGGCCAACCCGACAGTATCCGCTCACGCCTCAATCCGTTGCAGTGCCTGCACGCGCGGCGCAGGTTCTTGACGATGGTGGGCCCGCCGAACACGTGGGGCACGATGTGGTCGGACGTGTCCCCGACCTTGGTGCATCCCGGCATGGCCAGCCAACAGTCGTTGCCGTACCTCGCCACCACCTCCGCGCTGATGGCTGGCGGCACCCTGAGTCGATGGTCAACGCGCGGCATGCTCACGCCTGAACCTTTCCAGCCCTGCCAGCGGATAGCGGACGGTGCGGGCGGAATAGCGGACGAACACAGGGCCCGCGCCCTTGGCCTGCCTCCACCTGCGCAACTGCTTGTCGCTCACGCCCAAATACTCCGCCGCTTCCTTGGTGGTCAACCACACCTGCATCACCACCATCAGCGGGCCCACGCCTTCAACGACTGGAGCAGGTCGGCACGGTCGAAGACACGACGGCCACCCACACGCTTCGGCTTGAGCACGATGCCCTCGCTAATCAACTGCTGCATGGCATGGTCGCCGTCCGCGTCGGTCGTCGGGCTGATGCGATCCAGCTTCAAAATCCTGATGACGATGGAACGCTCCACGGTGTCCGTGCCGGTGGTGTCATACTCCAGCTTCGGAAGATTCCATTTCACCGCGTTCTTCATGTCCTTGGCACGGATGGCCTTGCTGGTCACATGCTCACGACGATACTTCTTCTTGACCTTCCTGCGCTTGCGTTCCTCGGTAGAAATGTAATCAACCGCATAGCCCATGATGTTGCCTCCAATCTCGTTTGTGGATAAGTGGATAAGTCTCTGAATGAATCGTTTGTAGATTTCGGATGGTGGAAGGTTAGAGCGGGGAACCCTAAGCGGAAAAACAAGAATCCGAAGATTCCTGAATTTCCGAAGGGTTCCCACATGTGAAGCATTTCGGCTTGGAGCCAAGGCCGTCGCATATGGTCAGCGGCGCAAGGCCGCGACGAAGGTCAACGCACGTGCCACCCCACGCATGGGGTCGATGGTGCCGCTTTCGTCCCTGGGAACACGACACGTGGTTTAGCTGCAACCCGCACGCCTCCCCGCTAGGGACGCTTCAACCACCACGCCACACGTGGTGTGTTTGTAACGCGCTGGGCAAGGCGCGGCCGGGTGCTTCATCACGCCTCGCACGCAACCGACGGTCGGCGTGGTCAAAGGCATATTCGGTTATCGACGGCGCAAGCCGTCACAGATCGCCGCCGCGTCTTCGCCGCACCGCATCGTCATGAGCCAACGAATCAGTCACGCACGAGCGCAACTGCTCCAACTGCGGGCGGGTCAGCACCACCGCCGCGCGAACATCACCGGAGTCGAACGACACACGGAAGATACCCGGATAGGCCTCGTAATTATCCACGCAGACCCTAGTAGCCGTACCCATACCGACTCCTCTCGTCATCGTCGTCCCACAGCCACCGCCAGAACGCGCACAAACCAACCGCCAGCAGCACCGACGGCAACACAGCCACGACGCACAGGCCACGTAGCACGGTCCTACAGATGGCGCGCATGCTTCGCCTCCCTGATGGCCCTGGCAATCTCACGATTGACCGTCACCAACTCACCCATCGACAACCCATCCACGTCCAACAACTGCCCACGGATGTCCGCGAGGACATGGAAACGATAAGGATTGCCACCATCGGTCACCCTGCAAAACACGTCAAACGTGTCGCTGGTGGACTCAGGCTTCAGATACGGCACGAGACACCTCCGGTTGTAGATTGAACGTCATGAATGGAATTACGAATTGGTTTCAAAACATCGATATGGGTGACCCGAACTGGGTCATGGCGATTTGCGCAATATTGACAATCATCGGTGGGGCGGGCGCGTTCATCGTCAAAAAACTTATTGGCCTCGTTAGCAAAGCGTCCCGGAAGGAAACACCAGCGGAAGGGCCTGCGACGCCAATCACGAATGACGAAATAGACGCCATGTTTCCAGCAACAACGCCGGCAACTCACAAGCCTCCCATGCCGCCCAAGTTCAGAATCGACATCGACGAAAGCGGGTCGCGCTTCGTCCTTACCAACATCGGAGGCCCTGCGCGTAACATCTCCGTGTTTGCCGAAGCGGTCGAGGGAACCTACACGAACACATGGAACAACTATCTTGGAAGAACCGATAGCGAACCATGGGGGCTGCCCGACGTCCACTTCTTCAACCTTGGACTGCCGAAACTGCGAGAGGAGCGTCAACAAGGCGGCACCGCGTTCTTTGACGGACACGTGGAGGACGGGGACGGCAAAGCCCATTACCCCATCAAATTCACCATCGTCTGGGACGGATGCCCTGAACCCGTGGAGATCATTAAAACCATCAACTAACATCCGGGGCCTCCGTAATCCGGCCCGACAGCGCTTCGCCAAGCTCGTCGCGCAACGCTTCGGCCTCGGAACGATCCAGAGGAACAACGAGGTTCCCCACAGAACCGGCACGAGAGAACTCGACGAAGAACACATCAGGGCAATGCGCCAGACGGCTTACATGCACCGACACACGTTCCACGCCAGCCATCACGCCACCTCCAAAGGCTCTCGGCCAAGCACGAGATCAGTGGAAACGTCGAAAAAGTCGGCTATGCGCGACACGTCACGCAACGTGAAATTTGAGCGGCCATGGAATTTGTCGCTGATGGCCTGCTCGGAGACGCCCAACTCATGCGCCAGATCGCGCTGTGTGACGTGATTGTCTCTCATGAGTTTTCTTATCTGACTAATCATTTAAAAACTTTCAGACTAAAGATTTGATGAAGTTCTAGACCAAAGATTAACCATATGACGTAGCCAACACGCCGAGTACTACGCTAAAACCGTAGTAAAATGAATTTCATGACAATGCTAGATATTCAGCCGAGCGCTACATTGCGCAGGCAGGACGTTGTTGCGATGAATACGAACATGATCTTGTCCAACAGCGGTTTAATGAAGAAGGACCTTGCTAAGGCAATGGGGCTCTCGCCGCAATCGATGGCGTCGAGGCTTCAGAGCAAGGCCGATTGGACCATTGACGAAACTTGCGCGGCGGCCGATTTCTTCGGCGTCCCGTTGATGGCTTTGCTGGATGAGAACTTAACGCCAGCAAAAGCCATGGAATATATAAAAAACCGCCGTTCCGATAATGGGAACGACGGTCAATTGGTAGCGGGGCATGGATTTGAACCATGGACCTCTGGGTTATGAGCCCAGCGAGCTACCGAGCTGCTCCACCCCGCGTCGGCTTGTCTTCAAGACAGCTCTATTAACTTTACGATTACTTTCAAATATGTCAAATCGGCGTGTCGTACTCGTTCGACCGTGTGAAATAGCGTCACAAATAGCGCGTTATCCATTTTTCCTATACCCGTTTCGACCGATCGCCGGCGCAGGGGAGTGCGCCATATCCGACTCCGCACCATAATAGAAGTATGCCTATCAAGATTCCCAGCGGCCTTCCGGCCAGAGACATTCTCGACTCCGAGCGCATTTTCGCGCTAGAAAAGCCCGAAGCGGAGCGTCAGCGTGTGCGCCCGCTCAAGCTGGTGATCCTGAATCTCATGCCGAAGAAGGTTGAAACGGAAACACAGCTGCTCCGCCTGATTTCGAAGAGTCCTCTGCAGGTGGAGATCGATTTCATGAAGACCTCCACGCATGAGGGTACGCATGTGAGCGCCGACCATTTAGTAAAGTTTTATGAAAACCTCGACGCGTTCCAAGACAATTATTACGACGGCTTCGTGGTGACGGGTGCTCCCGTCGAGCATCTTGATTTCGAGCAGGTCGATTATTGGGATGAGTTCAAGGAGATTCTCGACTGGGCTTCCACGCATGTGTTCTCCACCATGTATTTGTGCTGGGGTGCGATGGGTGCGCTCAATTACCGCTATAACGTGCGTAAAGAGGATCTTCCGGAGAAGATTTTCGGTGTGTTCCCACAGTATTTGCAGGATGAATACTGCTTCCTGACGAACGGTTTCGACGAGATCTGCCTGCAGCCGCATTCTCGCCTTGCGGGGGTAAACGAAGGTGATGTCGCCCGCAATCCCGAATTGCAGGTGCTTACGTGGGGTCCAAAATCCGGTCCTGGTCTGATCGCCACCCGCGATTTTTCGGAGGTGTTCGCGCTTGGCCATTGGGAGTACGGCAAGTACACCTTGGCCGAGGAGTATGAGCGCGATATGAAGAAGGGGATGACGAACGTGCCGTTCCCAGAAAACTACTTCCCGCATGACGATTCGCATCTTGAGCCGGTGTTCGCGTGGCGTGCCCACGCGAATCTGTTATGGCGTAATTGGCTGAATTGGGTGTATCAGACCACGCCATACGATTTGAGCGAGGTTCCGCAGCTTCGTGCGCAGAAGCGTCTTGGCACGGATCGTTCGATTCGCCATCAGCCGGGTTTGCCGCGTGTCGATGCGTTCGCGCCGTTCGTGCGCGACGGCTACGGTGTGATCCATAGCTGAATCCAACGTCCCTTCCGTAACATTGCGGAAGCCATCGATGCGTTGAATATGCAGATAATTCGCGTGATGCGAATCGCATGATTGTGTGCATCTTTTTGTTTGCGTCAGTCGTATTCGTCTGCGATTTATCGGTGTTGAGCTGAATCAGCTCAAAAATTTCTGACACTCGATAGATATGGTGAAACGTTTTACTGACAACATGCGGTATGCTGGATAACGTCGACTATCCGACGAATCACAAAGCCGTGCCTAGTTAATCCAGCTTGAAGCGAAACGCCGGAAAAACCAAATGACAGTAAGGAAAACCCTAGGTGTGTGGACGTTGTCTAGACACGGGCTAATAATCCTATCCAGCCATTCGGAGTCGAATGCGTCGCACGGGACTCCGGTCGCGTCGATGCACACTTCGAAGTACGCTTTGGTTAAGTAACCAGAACGTCACATTCGACTCGGTTGTTGGGTTAAACTAACAGCTGACACAAGAGCAGGAGGCGTGAATGATTGGTGCATTGGGAAAAGGCATGCTGACCATCGCTGATGGTCCCGAGATGCCCAGTGTCGATGACTTCCTTCCCGATCCGTTCGTTTTTCAGGGCACGCCGTTCGCCATTAACCGCATCATCCTCGTTCGCATTCTTGCGACCGTCATCATGCTGCTGGTTCTCGGAATTACGGCAAGCCGTGCAAAGCTCATCCCCAGCCGTTGGCAGGGAGCAGTCGAATGGTTGATCGAATTCGTCCGCGACAACATCGTCTATCAGGTGATGGGCGAGCTGCGCGGCAAGCGTTACGTGCCGATGATCACCACCGTGTTCTGCACGTTGCTGGTCTTCAATCTGTGTGGCATCATCCCGGGCTTCAATATCGCGGCAAGCGCAACGATTACGCTGCCGCTGGTATTCGCCATGTGGTGCTTCTGCCAATACTGGATTGCAGGCATTCGTGAAAAGGGTCTCGGCCACTTCCTGAGGGATGAGATCTTCCCGAAGGGCGTTCCGGCCCCGATCTACATTCTGCTGTCCCCGATTCAGCTGCTTGAGCTGCTGATTATTCGCCCATTCTCGTTGACGATCCGACTGTTCGCCAACATGGTTTCGGGCCACTTGATTCTTGCGCTGTGCCTTTCGGCCACGCAGTACTTCCTCATTGATGTGGTGAACAAGGTGTTTATGCCATTCGGCGTCGTCACCTTCGCAGCTGGCATGTTCATGTTCCTGTTCGAGGCGCTGGTCGCTTGCCTGCAGGCTTACATCTTCGCCATTCTGACCACCGCATACATCAACATGAGCTATCCGGAGATCGACTGACCGCCGGCTTTTTAATTGTTGCTTCTTGTCAAGCAATAACCAGAAAGGAAACAATCATGGATATCGTTACCCTCGCTGAGGTTGCCGGCAACCTGAACGTCGTTGGCTAC